ACTCTGGTAAATGGTATGGAATTCAGGATCAAACGGACCTTGATTCTGAACATTGTCGATAAACACCAGATAGATACGACCGGTATCTGTGCGTTCTTTAAGTATGCCACCTTTGAATACATCTTCGGCGGCCATAACCTTGGTTCTTAAATCTTTACGACGTTCGTACTTGACATAGAGCTGTTCAAATCTTTCAGTGTTTTGATAAAATGCTTCATACAGGTCCGGCACTTCGTTGGGATCAAAAAATGTAATCATTTCTTTGTTTTTGAATCTGCGCCAGAAAAAGCTATTAAGCACAACTCCATAGTCCATGAACCTTACTCGTGTTTCTTCTGTTCCTTGATTATTCTTAAGCACAATAAGATCATCGAACTGATAATGCCAAATAGGATAAAATACGGTAGCACTTGCATTTCTAATACCTCCTTGACTACAACTACGTAAATCGCCAAACCATTTTTTAAGGAATGGAATCATACCGGTGTGCATGACTTCGCCACCGCGAATGGCGGAACCGAGTGGACGCAGACGACCAACTTCCAAGCCGATGCCGGCTCGCTTGGCCGCATACTTGGCCATCATTTCTCCTGAGGCAAAAATACTATCCAGATCATCGTCGCTACGTATAAGCACACAAGAGCTAAATTGTTTTGTTGGTGTTCCCAGTCCAGCCAGAACAGGAGTCGCAAGAGTAAACAGGCCATCACTAGCAGCATTGTAATACTCTTTGATGTAACGCATTCTAGTCGCATTGGGCTCTTCTGCATGGAACACAGTAGCGGCCGCAATAATATAACGAATTTGGGGGGTTTCATAGATTTCCTTTGTGGCTCTGTTGCGCACCAGATATTTTTCGATCAGCTGTTCAATGGCCGCGTATGAGTATAGTTCATCCTTGTCATGGTCCAGCATGTCGTTCATGCGATTCCAATCATCCTTGGTGTACCAATCCAACAGTTCTGGAGTATACAGACCCACTTCTACATTCTTCTTCACAATGTTGTAGAGATGCGGCACAGCGTATGATCCGTAAACATCCTTGCGCAACATGCTGAGACGTTGCTTGCCGGCCACATACTGATAGTTGGTATGTCCTACATCTGGATTTGATTCTACATCAATCAAGTCCACAATGGCTCGCAGGGTGATGCCGTCGATCTCCTGTGTGGTAATGCCATCATAGAAGTGCAACTGGGCTTTGATTTCTATCATGGACTGACTGACATCGGCAATTCCTTGACATACCTTAGCAACTTGTGCCTGCCACTTATCAATCTGTAGTGGCTCTTTTGCGCCGCTTCTTTTTACAACTGTAATCTGCGTCATCTAACTCTCGTTCTGTTTTAATGTACTATTATTTTATAGGGTGTTGCTGGTACCGCCGTTTGATTTTAATCTCTTGGAAGGTATTTACGACTGATTCTCTGCTCCAATTAAGTATATATTTTTCTTTTGCTACTTGGACTAAATTATCACCTGTTTCGGTTAAAATCAGTTCTGCATCCGCCATATCCGCACGGTCCAGCAAAATTACAGTATACAGGATTCCCAGCCCACGAGCAAGATCACAGTAGACATCGTCGCTCAAAAGTTGCCAAGGGTCAGGCCATGTGGCCTGGTCATCCCAATGTAGATAGTAAGGACGCCACGGTGCCAAAAACCACCACTCATTAATGGCGTCAAGTGCAGATTCTAAAGAAATATTTTGACAACGATCACGCAGGAGACTCCAACTCTCCAGTCGGGCACTAAAAGTTAAAGGCCACATCAATAATGATAAGATACGGAATAGCTGATGGTTCCATCAAATCCAGTGTCGGTGGTCAGATAATTTAAACTAATCAAATCGCTAACCTGTACAAAACTCAAAGTCACTCCGGTATCGGAGTTGTCAATGTAGTCGTCACTGTAAAATAAGGGATTGGTCACTACCGAAATGGCACCAGTACGGATACCTGTGGGTAGGCGACTTATGGTATAGCTCACAGTCAGAGCTGATATACGATCAATTTGTATGCTAAAAATAGTACCCGTGTTGTTGTTGATCAAAGTTGCCTTTGTGCCTGATTCCATAATCTGAGTACCCAACTGCAACTGTCCACCATTAGTAGTGGCAATGTTTTGTAGGTTGTTTAGTTGTACACAAGGATAAGTGGATGCATACACCAAGACTCGCTGGAATAGGTCACTGATGCTGATATTGTTGTTGTATTGTAAATCAATAATAGCCGTTTCAGGTGTGCCGGTGGCTCCAGTAAAATGGTTTCCTACATCGTAGAACATGTTGTGGCCGGTCGCATTCATGGTGATTTGTCCAAACACAACACCTTCTCTATAGATGCTGTCAAATAAATTACCGGTGATTCTAACTCCAGTTATGTCAAATGTTGTGGCCGGTGCAATAGGTGTTCCGTTGCCCAACACAATACCTTGATAAAAGGTTGTAAATTTTGAATTGGTAAAAGTGATTCCTTGTAGAGACTGGGTTGTGTTGACCGCATAACCTGTGCCGTCAAAAACACATCCATCAAACACAATTTGATTGCAGGTCAAGGTGGTGGTACTGTAAAAATCCACTGCAACTGTCAAGTGAGGTGCATACAAATCAGCAGTGGTCAGAGGACCATTAAAGCCTACATTCTGGAAACGACAGTTGGTAGCTTGACCCACAAGAAATACGTTTGCAACAGGATCAACTGACTGGAATCCTATATTGCTGATGTTGATATACTGTGGGGGTATAGCACCATTGGTTGCAATGTTAACTCCGGTCTGTTGTAAACTGTCGGCAGTCTGTGCCACATATGGCACGGATCCACTTTCATTGACTAAACTAATTATTGAGCTGTCAATACCTTCGCCCATTATCATGGCATACGGAGGAATATCAATGGTGCCCGAAACTTTATAAATGCCGGCTGGAAAAAATAAACCACGACGCACTTGCGGATTGACTTCTCTACAATATAATTGATATAAGGCCCGATTAATTGCGGCTGTATCATCAGTTACTCCGTCGCCTACTGCTCCAAAATCCAGAACACTAGCAAATTGATCCATCCATTGTTGCAGGCTTAAGGTAACCGGTGTTCCTGGGGTAGCGCCAGTTTGTACAGCGTATCCGGCAGCTCGACCTTGGTAAGTGTAGGTATTGGTAAAGGCCAGAATGTCACTAAATTCTGTTAAAATTTCAGTATTACCAATAACCGGAGCACCATCAGCTATGGTACCGTTACCGATCCACAACTGTCGAGTGTCTGTTGACCAGCCAAACTCGGCACCAGCCAACTGTGGTAAATCTATTGCCAATCCTTTGCGGTTGGTGATTTGCGATATCTGTACTATGGCCAATTTAATTTTCCTTGAATTCTATTCAGTATTTAGCTGGATTGTTTGCCACAGTATCAACTAAATATTGCTACAAACCAGGAGATTTACATGTCAAATTTATGGGCTAGAGACGATCGTATTGACCCAGATTCTGCTATGCGTGATTTGGAAAAAAAAGTACATTTTTTAATGCAACAGTTGTGTGGTGCTGGAATTATTGCCACTCGCGGTAGTAATTCTGTAGATATTTCTAGTGACATCGACGCGGATGGTAACGAAGTATTAGGTCAGTTGCCTAACAACTCTTAGGCCATCAAATAATACAGTTCTAAGCGACGCCACCACTGATCTGACCAGTAGTCGAAATCTTCAGATTTAAGAATGAATTCTTGGTAAACCGGGCGTGCAAGTGGATTGCCCATGTCATCTACCGGTGGTTTAACACACATTAACACCACACCCTTGCGTATGTTAGTGCCATAAACTTCGTTGTGAGCCAGAGCATAGGCTGTCAGCTGTAGGTAGTAATCTTCAATCCACTCCTGCTTCTTGGGCTTGTTGGTTTGTTTGTAGTCTAGGATTGACTCATCGCCCAGGTGTATGCCACAGCCGTCAGTGGTGCCAGCATACAGGCTGGGAAAATACAGGGGAATTTCTACACCCCAGAACTCTGAGACATTTTGTAAGCCATCTTCAATTACAGTTTGCGCCATGGCATGACTGGCCCAACCAAACGGATTTGATCCGCGGTCTTTGAGCTCGCCAGTTTTGACGTAGTGCTCAAGATGGGTGTGCATTCTGGTACCACGATTGGCCGCTTCGGTGGTGATAGCCTGTGCCTTCGCATGACCCACACGATCTCTCCATTGCTGTAAGGCCGCTTTCTTTTCTTCGGGCTTGGTTTTTTCTAATACAGTTGTGACACTGGGCAACTTTTTACCATCTGGGGTAGCATACAGACGCTTGCCATCTATACTAACACGACTCAAGGGTTGATAATCAAATTTTGGGTTATACACGAAAACTTTCTCCGCATCCACAGCGGTCTTTTTCATTGGGATTGCGGAATTCAAAACCTTCGTTAAGGCCTTGGCGTACATAGTCTATTTCTAAGCCATCAAGATATGCATGACTCTTGGGATCCATCACAATAACAAATCCGTCTTGCTCGCTAACTGAATCTTCTGGCAATTTCTCGTCCACATATTCTAGTACGTAGGCTAGTCCCGAACATCCTGTGGTTCTTACACCTAGTCTAATGCCCAAGCCCTGGCTACGACGGGCTAAATTATTTTGTATCTTTTTAACTGCTGTGCTTGTTACGGTAATCATCTATTGCAGCCTTAATAGCGTCTTCCGCAAGGATACTACAATGTATCTTAACCGGCGGGAGCGCAAGTTCCTCTGCAATTGCAGAGTTCTTAATTGTGCCAGCCTGGTCCAGAGTTTTACCTTTGACCCATTCGGTGACAAGTGACGATGAAGCGATCGCCGACCCACAGCCATACGTTTTGAATTTTGCATCTGTTATGATTCCATCTTCCACTTTGATTTGTAGTTTCATGACATCACCGCAGGCCGGGGCGCCGACCATGCCAGTACCGATGCCTGCTTCGTCTTTAGCAAAACTACCCACATTGCGTGGATTTTCATAATGATCAATTACTTTATCGCTGTATGCCATATTATTTCTTAACTGTTTGTGTTGGTGATTTAGGTGGCTGTGGAGCTACCGGTAGCTTTGGTGGTGACTGCGGTACTGTTACAGGCTTTTTACTTAATTCGTTGAACAGGTTTCCTAGCCCGGCTGCCATGGCAATACCGGCAATCGACATCATAAGGACGAAACAGATTTGTCTCATTAATTTGGCACCAATACTGTTCTGTAGCAATTACAACTGGCATCTACCAAGGCTTCCCAATGATAACCGGCCGGAGCAGGATAGACCGGCTGAGCCGGAGGATAAGTCTGTTGTATATAAACCGGACTTTGTTGAATGACTACAGGAGGCCGAGTAGCTTCATACACAATGACTCCACCAACCACTGCCGGTACTGCCCACCCATATCCTGGATGATAGTAATAACGACCGCCGCCGTAGTGCCAACGATCAGCATGAGCCATGCTAACAACAGTCAGCAATGCCACAAATAGAATTTTTTTCATAGTTAAGACCTCCACGACTTCATTGTACTGTATTTAACTCCAAAAGTCAAATCTTGTTGGGCTTGAGATTGGTAAATTCAATTTGGTGCCACTCAAATGTGTCTGGACAAAATTTACAGTGTGCAATTGGATTGTCTATATTACGAAAAAATTCCTCTCCACGCAGGTCAAATTCATCAATGCCAAGTCCAGAATCTGTGTGTATTATGGCACGATCCTCTTTGGATATATCAAACGGATATTGGCGATCAAACTCGGCCATCAAGGGTGCCATACCACATTTGTAAATCTTTCCATTAAGAAAATGATAATTTTTATGCAGAACCTGAGGACAAATCGCATGAGCTGCTATTGGATCACTTTGCCATAAAGTGCGTGAACCGTCACTGCGTTCAATTATGTTGTTTTGCAAAAAATTATAATTTTTCCACACATGAACCTGTACGCCATTGGCATCAATAAATTGATAATCGCTGTTCATGTCGGCACGGAGTGCAACTCCTTCTCGGATTGGGTGAGTTAAAAAATTCCTCACACGCACAGACAACAGCTCAATGTCAGAATCTCTGTGTACGCTGACAGCTATCCAGGAACCGTTGCGATGGCAAGTTTCGTACAGACCATCCACCAAATCAAGTCGAGTACCGTTGCTGATAATCTCAGGCGAATAGGCATCAGGCCAAGCGGCTTTGATGCCATCGATCCACTGATTGATTGTGGGGTTCAGCAAGGGTTCTCCACCCAGAATTATGGCTTTGGTCACACGAATCTTTTTAGTCCATTCTTGTATGATATCGTGATAATCGTTGTAGTCTTGCCAACCGGCAAATTTGTAGTTGTTGTATCTATTGCAACCGGTGCAGGTTAGATTGCACACATTGGTGATGTAGAATTCGAGCTTGTCGATCGTAATGCGATTGTCCATGACTTGTATTTACTACTAAAATATTATGAGGATTTTTAACTACGACGTTTTAAGGCCGCTTTGGCATTGGAGTTAACAACTGCTTGTGCTTGGTCTACGCTCATTCCAGTTTCAGCTTCGGTATTGCCTTTGAATCGTACCACACCCGAATTAGGATCAAGAGGTTCTAATAAATTGCTAAGTGGTGGTTGGCTAATTAAATCGCCTAGGTTTTCAATGGTAACATTGACGCCTAAACTTTTAGCCAAATCAACAAAGGCCTGTTGACTGATTTGTTTTTGTGCAGATTCATCATCACTCCGGCCACTCAGGAACTGGGCAAGTGCCATCAATTTCTGTGAACCTAAATCTGCTACTTCACCGATGCGCATTATCTGCGGCCGCGACCTAGTGCGGTTTTAGGAGTTTCTAAATTGGCATCCAATTCGGCATCCACATCGCCCTCTGGTGCTGGTAGTTCAGCAGGTGGTTCTTCAACTGATGGCATTTCGGCACCCATGTCTTGACCAGGAATTTGTGGAGCCTGCCCTGTAACCACACCAAGTGCGGCCTCTAACTGTTGTTTGGCACCTTGAAGATTTTGTAATAATCCACTGAGTGCAGCACTGGCATCACCATTGAACTGACCAGCTTGGTCAACTCCAACTTCATTTTTGATTTGATCCACCAGAGCCGGTAAATCTTTGAACTGCATGGAACTGATCTGTTCGCTCATTTTTTGTACTTGGTCTACCATGTCTTGGCTGGCCAGCACCACCTGGGCCTGTTGGATCTCCGATGCTTCACGCAAACGGCGATGGCGGCGGCTTTCGGCCATGGTAGGATTGTTTATTTCTTGTTGAACCTGGCTCATCTTCTTTTGAAGATCGGCTTGTTGTTGCTTTAGTGCCTGGAGTTCATCTTGTTTTGCTTTTTTAGCCTGCTGTATGGTTACAGCCTGCATGGCTTGAGTACCTTGAGTGGGTGTATTGGTTGTATTGGCCGCTGTGCCACCTGATGGCTGTGCCATTCCAACAGTTGCTCCGCCCATGGCATCTTCTTTAACACGAGCAGATAAAAACTGCTCCATCATGACCAGTTTAAGATAACTGGGATTCTGTTCACTGCAATGGAATTTAGGTGTGCGGCGATGCTCGTTAACTAGGTTACGAACACGGTTTAATAATCGACGAGCCTGTGTGCGGCTAATTGCGTTGATGTCGACACGACCGCCAAAATAACTTTCAAATACCTTAGCGGCTTGCTTTGTTGGGCTGATTGCGGCCAGTTCTTGCAGTTTCATTTTCAAATCCT